TGATTATCTTCGGCACCTAAGTAATCAATGAAATAACGTTCAGCACGTGGCTGGCCGTCCCATTCTACCGCTTCAATACGAGCCTTAACCGGATTGATTGTCTTGCGGCGTGCCTCTGTAACTACTGCGTCGGTAATGTTCTCCTTGCTGAATAACAAGTTATAATGATCTTCAATATAGCTTCTCAATAACGTGTCATCACTATCATTCCAAAAACATTTTTTGAACAGTGAATTTTCTGCTTGTGGTGTTTTGACAATTTGTTCCGAGAACTCGTCAAAGACAACTAGCCCTTTCAGCATTTCATCATGTTCCATAATTAAGCGGATATTGTAAAGAGACTGCGTTTTAATTCCATCGTCCGAATTCTTTTTGAAATCGTTCTGCCAATCAGCGTCACGTTGCATTTTGATAACATTGCTGGCCGCTTCTTGGGTCTCTGCTGGTAAATCCATTGCTTTGCCCATTAATGAACCCCCTTACTCTCTCGTTTTAAAATGGATTGAAAAATCACATTAACTTCTTTGCTCGGTAGTGCCGGATCAACGAACGAATCATTGATCACTGACAGCATGTTATAAACTGTCTTGGGAGCAGCACCGACGCCAAACATGCGACCAGCAATTTTAGTTAACCAGGCATTGCGATTGCCCTGGGTTGTCCCGATTACCATCTCATCTAACAAGCGGCCGGTGTATTTCTTTTGGCGTGTGGTATAAGCGTGTTCTGACGACCAGTTCACTTTTTGGCCCGCCAACTTATCGACTAACCATTGAGGAGCCGGCTTAATATCAGCCAAGGTTCGACCATCTAAAGGTTCATACGGTTTGCCGTTAATCTCACTTGGTGAAATTACCGTGAAATCACTCAATAAATCGATACCGGGCCAAACGTCAATCTTCCGTGTCTTAGCACCCGCGTATTTCAAAAAGTAATGCACTCCGCCGTTAGCCGTACGCTCAATGTATGTGTCACTTGGTAACGTAAATCCTTGCTTAAATAGTTGCGTCAAGCTAGTCCGGCCGTTTTTAGTTGGATCGTGCATATCAATATCAACAACCAATAAATCCGATAAATCTAGCCGCAAGCCTAAGTTGTAAGTCGGGTGATTTTCAAACCATGCAAAGATGGTATTCTGGTCGCTAGTTGCGTCTTGGTAGCCCGCCACCCCTTTAGGTGGCTTCTTCATATTCTCAATCAGTGGGTAGACCGCATAGCCTTGTTGGGCCAGCTCAATGGCTTTATCGAGTGTTGCGAACTCCTTCATTTTTCATCACCGCCTAATCTTCGGGACAAATATCATTGCTAACTGCCATAATCGAATCAGCAACATTTTGCATGTTTTCAACAACGTTCCCAGCGCGGTGGTTTGAGAAAAATAATTTTCCTGCCCATGTGTCCCCACTATTAACTGACGCAGATACCATATCTAAGTAATCAATTGCCATTTGCAGATTGTCACGTGCCGTTGCTAATTTTTCAGCTTGTTCCATTAATTCACTATTTGTCATTTTCCATTCTCCTTATTCGTGTTAAAATAAGGGAAAGCATATTTTTGATTATTTCTTTCTGACCTACTGCTGTCCAAAGCAAAGTAGGCCTTTTTTGTATGCTTTCCCATGCGACTAACCTCACATTCCAAAATACCGGCGCGGATTCTTGATTAACTTAGCCACCACGTTGCCAACAAACGACACAATCATAAACTTGATAACCCATAAGATTGCTGTTGCTATCATAAAATCACCTCCTGAATAAATAATGCAAAAACTCAATCAGACAAAAACATCAAATTGTGTTTTTATATCACTGTGCAACGCGTCAGATATTTTCTTAGCAGTTGAGCTTTTACAAGTTCTTTTACCATTCAAAACTTGCGATAAATACGACTTGCTAATGCCTATAATCACTGATAATTCAACTTGTGTTAGGCCCTGTAAAGCAATGTTTTCTTTTGCTAGTTCGGAATTTTTAATCTTGCACTTCAAAATATCATCGCCTCCCATCTACAAGAAACATGATAGCATACTAAAATTTAGTTTGCAAACATTTAGCATACATTTGTTAAAAAACGTGCTTCTGTCTGATATTTATGAGATAATTATTTCATCTTGAACTAAAGGAGTAATATCATGAACGACTTTGATTATAAATTCCCGGAAGTTTTAAAATTCATTCGTAATCACACACCTTATCAAGGCAAAAAAGGGCTATCCTTGAGAAAATTATCTGAACTTTCTGGCGTATCAACCCCATACATTTCACAGCTAGAACAATACAGCCAGCAAAGAAAGCCAAGCATGGAAACCGTGTCAAAACTAGCAACTGGCTTAACAGTTCCTACAAAAGCTAATCAAAGTGACATGTTTAAGCTACTAAGTAGCACAGCCGGATATTCAAAAATTGACCCACGTATCGCCCTTAAAATCACCAAAACATTGCCTAACGTGAAATTTTCCGACTTTTTGCAACTCGTTTTAGGATATACAGGAACCATTAATTTAGATGAAACTAACGAGGAAAGGATTGCAAACGAAGCTTATAAAAACTGGGATAATTCAGAATTAGAAACAGCTAACGAATTGCTGTATCAATATAAATTAATTAGAAATAACATTCACTTAGAAGATTGCGAAGATGGTAATCATAAAATTATGCTAGATTCAAAGGATCTAACCAAAGTAGAAAATATTGTTTTGCTTGGTGCAATAAAAACAATTCGAGAACTAAGAAACAATGGTAAATAAAAATAGGCCAGCAGACTACAATTAAGTAATCTACTGGCCTACTATAATTATTCGTGCTTTTCTGACTTAATTCCCCACTCATCAGCAACATTTAAAAGGTCATTAACGGCAGGGCCTTTATTGGCCGCCCAAGTAACATCACTATCATTTTTACATTTAGTAAATCTATCTGGATCAAATAAAATTATCTTATTGTAAAACTTTTCACTGTCACAGATGTTTGCTACACGTGTTCCTTCGCTTATAGTTCCTAAATATAAACCCGTACCCGTTAAACACTTAATAATTTCTGCCTTACTCATATATTCTTTATTAACTTCTGTCATTTAAATGACCACCTTAACATTATATTTGAATAGATTTTCTCTATCCACTATATAATATAACGATTAAGTATAATAATTTAGCTTAGTTAACATAACACATAGTATTCAAAGCTAAAGTTTGTGAAGTGTGTAAAACGTTGTTATATCAACGATATAAGGCTGTATATTTACAAATATCATGCGATAACTAGACTTTGTGAAAATAGAATAAATTTGTAAATCTTAATATACCAACGTTTTACACTTGTGAAATTGTATTATTCTACGTATGTAAGTTACTTTGTGATAATGACGTTCTATGTATAATTGTCCGAAGTGTCTCGGCTTAGAAACCGCCTTGGCCGAGATTATATAATATTGATAGTGTGTCTGTCGTTAGTAGTTAGTTCTTAACGTCTTGTGGTCTACGTGACGACTAGCATATTAATAACACCCTAGTCTAGCCACCTGCACGCAATCACGTGCTCTTAACCATCAAGGTCAAAACAGTTTACTTGAATTATTGACGTTTGTTAGTTGACTTAGTGGGCTTGCTGACCGTTCAAACGTTTGAGCCGGAGTGACACAGTTTGTCCCTTGTTTTGCGAAGAGACAATTGTTAATCGTTCAATACGAATCACCATCGTTTTAAACACTTGCATTGTAATCTACTCACCTTGTAAATCAGCATTACTAATTTAACCTAATAAAAAAACGCCCTTATTAGGCGTTGATAATCATATATTTTTATTTGTTTGGATCATCAACCTTAGTGGGTAGTTCCGTGCTTTCACACCGTTTTACCACCCGCCCCGTACGTGGGGCATACGTTCGGAATAAACCTAAATACAAGTATAGGTTTATTCCTAACGGGAGTTTATAGCGGCGGCTCTCGTTTGACCTGTCCACTTGTTTCATTAGCTCCACTAACCGGCTGTCATTCCTCGAAAGGTAAAATTAGTTGGCTTGGCTAGAATGTTGCCACTCTAGCAACGGGGCTTGGCTCCCCCGTGATCCAGAAAAAGCCAAATCCTACTAGCTACTTGAAATATATTACAATATCAGGTAGAATTAACACATAAACTTTGCTGAAAGTTCTTTGTTCCCTCGGTGGGCACCGAGGGGGCTTTTTTTGTCTATTCGATTAAATTTAATTCTTATCATGTAGCATTCGCAAATCGCTTGCGCTACGCTTGTATCAACGAAAACAATTATATCATGTTGTAAATTATAATGTTGCCAAAAAAGCCGTAATGGATAGACCCAAAATGACTAAAAATGCTTTACTATCAGCATTAAACGGCTTTTTAATTTTTTTTATTTTTATCTTCTTAACCAGCCAAATAAGCCCTTTTTAAGCGTTTTAGTTTCTTCCCCCCTGTAATTACCCTCGGTAGGCTCTGAAACGTCTGTATCGTCCATATTTTGGCTATCACTGACATTTTGTTTGGTGTCATTGACGCCGCCATCTAGTAACTTTTCATTTTGTCGGTTAGTTGCTAAATTGAGTTGTTGCTGTTGATCAAGTAAGCGCTGATTTTGCTTGATAATCGCATGTAGATCATCTATTTGTGCGTCCTTAGCTTTGAGCTGTGATTTCAGTTCTTGAATCAATGCCGTTTCATCGTGATCCGTTTCAGAAACGTTTGAAACGCCTTTTCCTTTAAATCCTTTTAATATCAAGCTTTTTTGCGTTTCATCGTACAGATTAGCGTTTCCTTTATGTTTCGTTTCATGAATCGAGTTTTGCTTAATGTATCTAAACATGGTTACTTTGCTAGTTCCAGCTATATCAGCCAATTGCTTGATTGTATAATACGTTTCAGCCATTTCAAATCACCGTTTCCATTTCATTTCTGAACTGTTTCTAAAGAAATGATAGCATGATTATCGTAGTCACTAAACATATTTTTCTTTAAAGGTTTCAAGGGCCCGGTTCTTTAAGTAATTGAACTTGCTGACACTAACTGATAATTGGTTGCAAGCCTCGTTGCGGCTGAATCGTTTCTCAATAATGTAATCATGTAAGATAAATTGATATTGTGGATCATCAATTGCATTTAGGGCGTCTTCGACTTCTTTTAACTGGTAAGACAAATCAACGTGGTTTATCAGGCGGCTTTCAGCACCGTTTCGGCTGCTATGGCTTGATACTCCATCGAACGAGGGACTAGAAACTTGATTAAAAGCCGTCAAGTCACGTTTTAGTTTGGCATATTGCTTTAATAAATTACAAATCTTCTTAACATCTTGGCGCATTGGAATCACACTTTCTGGGTTCCAGATATATGTATAAAAAAACGGGGCTATTACACCCCGTCTTGGCTAATATCAACACAATGAATACTTATATTATAGCACTTAAAACAAATATTTTCACCTATAATTGTTTTAAATGAAACATATTCACTTTAAAACTTATCCGGTTACTAAACCGCGCAATTGTTGAATCATGCTAACAACTTGATACGGTGTCTTTGTCATATCGGTTACCCGGTTTTGATACCAGAATTGTGTCAGCAAGGACACGGCAAAATCATACTGTTTGTACATAGACACGTCCTCATTTTTGCTAACGGCCGTCTGAACGTAGTCCTCGGCGGCGTCTAAATAGCTTTTAATCATTGGATCATCTTCGGTTACGTCAATTCTTAGGCTTAGTTTAATATCATCAACGGTTACAGCCATGTAATCACTCCTTTTTCCTTAGTTTAATTTATGTATAGGGGTGGTGAATCGCCACCCCTTGTATAACCGTCCCCAAAAGTGGGTACGATTATTTACCAGCCGGCGCAGGCGTTGCCGTCGCAGTTCCTAACGCCACGTTGATTACAGCGGTCTTATCAATCACTTCATAATCGTTTCGCACAATTACGGAAAGTCCTTGGCTGAACTGGTCGAATTTGTCCCATTGGGCGGTTACTTGGTTACGCCGGAAAACAGCTACGGCTTGCGATAAGTCTCCCGCAATCATTGGGAACGTCCCGTCCGCGTTGTTAGCCAGTAATTTGTCACTAATCATGACGACTGGCGCCCCTAACAAGGTGAAGCCACTGGGTGCTGTTGGGTTTGGCTGTAATAGGTAACGCCCCTCGGAATCTTTCAAGGTATCAAGGTAATTGAACCCAGACTGGTTAACTAACCACATTTTGTTCAAAGCAGGATCTAACGTCACATTGAAAATCTTTTTGAGATCATCAATATTGGTGGCCGTTGCTTTGGCGAAACTGGTTCCCGTTAACAGACCCATAATTTGCGTGTTGTCCGTGTTATCAACCAATTGTTGTAATTGCGTTTTAACTTCACTCACAATATCCACTTCGGAATCTTCCACAACTTCGTTAGATAAGGCAATCTTACCCGCTCGTGTCTTCACGTCAAATGGCACTTCCGTAAACATGTTCGCGTCAACATCGGCAATGTCGGCGAGTTCGTCCTTAGTAGCCAGTACCGCAGATTGTTGGCTGGTGGCAATTGGGTAAGTACCGGAACCGCTAGAAACTTGCTTAACCGTCGCATATTGGGCGAGGTTGTAATTGGATTGCTTTAATTGGAAAACGGGGGTAATCAGTTCCTTAGGAATAACCGCACTAGCACCGTCAGTCTTTAAACCGTCCCGTGTTTCCCCGTGTGTCCGCACATATTGTTCAAATGCTGGAATACCAGTTTTGTTTTCATTGCTGTTAGGATCAATAATTGTTTGTTTTGCCATGTTGTCATCCTTTTCTTGATTGATAAATTTTTCGTAACTACGACTTTCAATTTGAATCACTTGCTGAACACTCGATTGCCCATAACTTGGAATAGCCGTAGTCGTTAATTCGTATAAGTCTTTGATATGGTTGACCGTCCGGGTAACTTGACCGCTCGCAGTATCTTGCGTCCAAGTATCATCGCCATTGTCTAAATCAAAAGTGAACGAGCACCCGCCAATCACCCCATTTTTAATATTGTTATACGTATCCATCGCATAACTAACGCTAGGGTCTAGCTCCGCCGTAAACTTTAAACCTGTATCATCAATGCTAGTGGTGAGGGTTCCATTGTCGGCCCGGGCTAACGGTTGCGCCCAATTATGACTATTCAATAGGACTAATTTTGATAAGTCCAAGCCATCAAGGGCGGCGGGGTCAATCATTTCAACAAATTCGGTGCCATCATTCGTACTCATTTTCAATGAGGGGCTATTGAACACCACGGCATAACCAGAAATAACTGGCTTGCCGTCAACTTGTTGGGCTTGCGTGGCTGGTTCACCTGAATTGGACTGATCCTGATTTTCGGGTTCGGTTGGGACGGCGTCACGTTTTTCGGCTTTCAGTTCAGCCGCCAAGGTAAATCGTTGCTTATTCTTCACTCGTATTCACTCCATTCTTTTGTAAGTTTAGGAAAATATTGCCATCGTCAGTTGGTGGTAAGCCAATCTTGGCCCGCGCCTCATTGCGGCTCATAATACCGCCCGTATAACCGGCCACGGCTTGGGCTTGCTGGGTTTGGGGGTCAAGGCTCAATAACTTGTCCGTATTAAACGTAAAGTCATGGCCAAGCTTGAACGATAGCTCGCTGGTAAAGCTATCAAAGTAATGTTGTAACGTGCCTTGCAGGTATTGCACGCCACTTTGTTCTTGGTTAGAATGATCGTTTTCAACCCCTAAGCGCTCCGGCGGTAAGCCAAAAGCTTTAGCAATTTGTCGGGTCGTCCAGTCATTCGAGTTGACCAGCTTTAACACATCGGTATTTAAGGATAAGTTGCTAATGTCCATGGTATCGTCAGTCACAATTGTGTTGATCGCGTTGTCACCCGTATTGGCTTCATCAAACTGTGTACGAATATTGTCCTTAGCTTCCGGCCCTAAATCAGATTGATGGACTTTAATAACCGTAGTGCCGTGCACGCCAGCAGTGAAAAAGCCGGTTAGCAATTTATTGCCGGCCGACTGAATCTGGCGTTCATCTTTGAGGGCATATAGGGGACTAATTCCCGATACACCGTCTTTGGTGAAATATTTAAAATGTAAAATGTTGTTAGGTGCGATCTGACGACTGTTACCGCCAATTGGGGTATAGGTGTAGGTCAACGCCCCGCTGACGTCATCTTGCTCAACCGTCAATTGGTTATTGGCAATCAATTTCAACGTATGATTAGGCAAAATCTCCGCAAAACTATTACCATTGAGTAACAGGTTGGCCGCCAACGCATATTTGAAATGGTAGCCGTCCATTTGGCTATTGGGGGTCTGATTAATCATCGTGTTAAAAATGGCCGTATCGCAAACAATCGGATTGCTGGCAATGTCGCTCGCAATAATGTTAATTGCCGCGTAAATGTCACTATTACGCAACACCGCCGCACTCACAAACGTATAGGGGTCATTGCTTGATAAACTAACCAAGGCGTCAGCTACCGGATCATGCGTGCCGCTGGTGGTATTGCTTTTAACAAAAAAACTCATTTAATCACCTCTTTGCTTTTCATAATTAATTAGCAAGGCCAGCAGAATCATGGCTATACCAGCCAATATTAACCCCGCTTGCCAGCTGATCCAGCAACCAAAACCAATCACTAAGCAGATTAAGCCAAGCACCAACAAGATCGTTTGTACATAATCAGAACAGATCTGCCGCAGTCGCTGTTTTGTAGTAATCTTCTGCATGCTGTTGATCCTCACTTTCTTGGTAATAGTCCATACCCGCTACAAACGCGTTAATCAACGCCGCAATCGGGTCAATCCGGTTACTATTGCGGGCTTTATCCAGTTGCCAACCATTGTTTAGCACTTTCAAGATGGCGTTATTGACCGCATAAGCGAGAATCTTGTTGCCGTTATGTTTAATCTTGTCATCGTAAAGCTGATCACGAAAATTACGGGTTGGAATATTCAAAGTCTTGGTGCCTTGTCGTACTTCAAACAATGGGTAGCTTAATTTTTCGAATTTTGTAATTAACGTTTGCGCGTTATACGGGTCATAAGCGATTGCTTTCACTTTCCAGTTGTATTTTCCGACCAGTTTTTGTACAAAATCAAATAGATTGTCATAATCAATAATGCCACTATCTAATCGGGTGATACTACACTCACCCGCCCGTTCCATTGACCGGTAATCAATGCCATCACGTTTAATCTTAGAATCAAGGCCGTATTTAGTCCCCACAAACGAATGACTGTCACAATAAAACTGACCGTTACCAATTGGAACAAGCCAACTAACCGCGGTTAAGTCATTGCTTTTTGATAAATCAATGCCAATATAGGCGTCACGATTATGTAAGTCGGGCACCTTTGCCAATTTACCAGCGGCCCAATCGTCTGCTGAAATATAACTGTCCTCGCTGGCTTGCAACCACATATTGAAATTCTTAACCAGTACCGGGATTAGGTTGTTTTGCTTAATGGCAAGGTCAACGTCGGCCTGAATCTTTTCCGTCATGCGTTGTTTAACGTGTGGTTCACTGAATAACGGGTTTGCCTTGATCCAATTGGCTTGATCGTAAACTTCTTCGCGGTCGTCCAGTTCCCATATTGCCACAAAATAACGATCAGCTTCGGTCTTACCCTTTAAAACGTCCGTCAGCATGTCATATTCGGCGTGCATTGGGACATTGAGATTAAGGCCCGAGGTGGAAATCACCGCCAGCAGGGAATTATCCTCTTGTGCTTGACCAGACTTTAAAACGTTGTACACCTTGCGGTCTTTAGCTTCGTGCCATTCATCTAAAATAACGGTAGTCCCGGCATAACCATCAAGCGTACTGGTATCACTGGCAAGGGCCAAGGCTTGCGAATCAGTTTCTAAGTCAGTAATAGCTTGTTTCTGTACCTTAATCCGTTGCCGCATGTACTTCGATTGCTTGCGGACTTGCCGTAACCCACTTGAAAGCATGTCATAGCCCAATTTAGCTTGTTTAAGGGCGTTGCTGACGAATAATACTTGTCGGTTGCGGGCGGGCTGACGTTCTCTTAAAAGACCATTAGCGGCCATGCCAGAAGCCAGATAGGTTTTACCGTTCTTCCGGGCCATACTAATAAACGCACGATCATAACGCCGGTTGCCAGTTGCTTTCTCACGCCAGCCATACAGCTCACTAATAATCCATTTTTGAAATGGTTGCATGGTGAGTTGGCTACCGTCAGTCTTAGGCATTAATTCGATAAATTTAACCGCCTGTGTCGCTTTATCTTCGTCGTAGTAGAACGGGAAGCTGTCGTCCTTAGAACGGCTTAGATCGCGTTTAAATCGCTCACACGCCCATTTGATTTTTTGACCAGCCAATACTTGACTCGATAACACTTGGTCAACATATTCAATCATGACAACATCGCCTCGAAAGTATCTTCGGGTGTCTCATCTTTTTGCTTGTTTAATTCCATGCGGGCCCGGCTCGATAGCGACATGCCTAAATCATTGGCTAAGGCTTTTAAATCTTTCATCGCTTGTGACTGCAAGGCCACGTAAGGGTTCGGCTTACGTACACCAGTCTCTTGATTAGTTTGTACCAGCCCGTTCTTACGAATATCATTCTCACAAGTCTGTACCGTTGCATAAGCGCGGCAATAACTGGCTAACATGGCTCGGTCAAGTTCACTAATTGGGGTATTGGCCTTTAAATAAGGCGCTACCCGTTGCCATTCAGTCAAGGCCCGATCATGTAACCAATCTGGCGGGGTTAAATCAAGCACCGGATAATCAAATAACGCTTTTTCAGCGTCTTTACGTTGATCACGCTCATCATTGGTTAAGTGTTTCTTCATACTAGCTAAGGCTTTTACTTTTTGGCTCATTCGGAGCACTCCTTTCGTTTAAATTTACGTACCAAAAAGCCCCCACGGGTTAGACCCATAGCGGCTTATTGATACATATATCCAGAATTCTTTTATTATACCTATATTATCGCACATATCTCTAAAAAGTGCAATTAATAACATGTATATATTTACATGTTACCCCCTGACTGACTATTTGTTTAAATTTCGCATTATTAGTAGGGATATTTCACAATCCAGCAAAATCAGCAAAAAATCAAAGCTCAAAAGGGACTTTTATAAACACAAAAGTATGCTGTACGCTCCCTCCGTGTCGACCATAGCCCCCCCATATCAACGTTTCTGGGCTGTCATGCTATTTTGAATTAGTCTCGTGGCGCAAAATTGAGCCGCCAACTTGAATTGTTCACTCGGCCGAAAAATCGGCGCAGTCCATTGCCACTTTTGGCAACGTAGACGCAAAATGCGGGTTGGTTAACAAGGTCTAAAATTTCGACTCAGTAACTCAGCTTAACAAGTGTAGTCAGCACTACACTTACTAGGTCAGCGGAAAACTCCGCTTAGTAGCTCGGCTGAAAGTTCAGCGCAGTATTGCGCAGATCTACTACTCAATATGAATCTTGAATTGTGGGTATAAAATTGCGACTCACAAATTGTTTTCTCGCTTTCACGTGATATAATTAGCTTAACTGTCAGGTTAATTATCATAGATGTCATTGGTCGCCTTAACGGGCGGCTTTTTGTTTACCTATCTAAGTTAAGCTTAGGTAGCACAAGCAACCTGTCACGCCATCTTAGCGGGTCAGCTAGTGCACCAAGTTAGTACGTTATCTAAGGTCGTAACTTGCGACCTGTCACGTCATCTTAGCTAGCCAGCCAGCGTACCAAGTTAATGTTCCACGTTGTGCCACGTGTGTACCACGTTAGGCCACTTTGAAAACGTTGATATATCAATGGTTGTTCCACGTGTTCCACGTGTTCCACGTTAAAATGAACATTTACAATTATAGTATGTAATAGGGTTAATTTATCAGACACTAAAAAAGCGCCGCACATTTCAGCACGACACTCATTGGTTATTTAGTTTGTTGTTTCCGCTGTTCTCTAACCAATCCCGTTTTTCGGTTGTGGTGTCGGTAGCACAATGGCTGTAGGTTACTTTCATCTAAGCGACGTGACCAATCATCTTTGATTTCAATAACGTGATCGACCACATTGGCTTTACGGATCACCCCATCTTGGTAGCACTGTACACATACCGGATTGCTTTCAAGAAACCGCCGTGACAACTTGCGCCATGCTGACGACTTGTAGAACTGTTGGTACTTACTCTCATCTGAATCGTACATGCGTTTGTGATACCGCCACTTGTTAGTTACCTTGCGGTGCTTCTCGCAGTAGCGTGTGTCATAGGCAACCAGTGTCCGACAACCCGGGTGCTCACATTGCTTCATTGGCTTAGCCATGACCGTTGACCTTGGTTAGTGTGACCACGTCATAAGCATTCATCTCGCTATCAGAACTAACGCCAGCAACGCGATACGTCACCCCATCTAATATTGCTTCCAAGGTTGTCGTGATTCGATCGTCATGGCGCACCGCAATTAACTGGTTGGTTGTCGCAGTCGTACCAGTAAGGCTAATCGTGTTGCTGATGGTCAACGTATACTCACCACACCATACCGAGAAAGTCGGCGAGAACTTAGTAATATTTTCACCAGTATTATTATTGAATCCTGACATTTTCTCAACGCCAAACTGTACCCGCTTATTCAGGCGGCTTAGATTATAGCTCTTCATTGCTACCACCCAACAATCCTGATTCGGGGTTATTGAACCAATCTAGTACCGCTTGGCTTTCCTCTTTGCGTAAGTCTGTTAGTGCCGGATTGCCATTTTCTTGATACTGAACAATTGCCACGAAGTCAGGTTCTTCGGCAAAATTGTCTTTTGCATTTCGCACAAATTGATAAATATTAAGAACTACCACTTCACTCCCATTTCGTAAATATAAATGTTCATGTTGGTTAGGTTCCCGAGTAACGAATAACTCACATTGCCCCATCTTATTGTCACAGTCAATCATTCTAATTTTCATTATAGTTAGATCCTTTCTATATATTAATCATCTAATTGTTCCAACATCTTGTACGCATTTTTGCGTTGTTCTTCATCGCTTAAAGGATTATTCAAAACTTGGCTTGAAACGTTTCGGATAACGTAGGCGTCAGCTAACCAACCTTGACTTGATTTCATAAAGTGATCGTCACTAAATTGTGCATAAATGGGGTACATGAGTTTTAATTCTCTTACAGTTTCTGGCTCATATTCTCCATCTTCATTTGGGGTAAAGCTCCCAACCAATCCTTTATCTTTTGCTTTTTGAGTTGGCTCACCATTTTGATCTAAAGCACCTTCTTTAATCAAGGCTCTGTAAATACACGATTTTAATTCATTAACTCTATTTGAGACAACTGGTCCATATTGTTTAACGTAAATGTCAAAAGCTTGCTCAACTAAACTTGGATAAATTACTTTCATTTTTCCTTTTTCCTCCTGTACTGAAAATGTTTGTTTTAACGTGGCACACGTGGAACACGTGGACAATCGTTGATATATCAACACTTTAAAGGCCCCCTAACGTGGAACATTACCCGGAACACGTGGCACACTTGGTGTTTTCGATCATTGTACGCGGACATATCCGTGCGGTTGCTTGCCATTAATTCTAATTCTTTTAGCTTCCCAGCCGTCCATATTGTCCATGATCAACTTAATTCGTTTCGCCTCTGAATTAGTTCGCCCCATCAAATAACGATCTACGGACTTGCCAAAGACGACAGCCATAATCTCACGAGCGGTCGTTTGCTTCAATTGTTCACGCTCATCACTAATCAATTTCTTTAAATTACCGGTTGGTTCCCCCTCACATTGAAAGAAACTCTGCTTCGTGTAGGTAGTAAGTTTTGACCAGTTGGTTGGCACTAGCATGTTAATATAGTCTTCAATGGCCTCTTTCATCGGGTCTACCGTTTCCGCTTCCTCTTGGTACTTTTTAGCTTCGGCCATGGTCTCTTGATCGAGGTATAGTGGTTCGCCATTGTCGCGCCATGTTTTTGCTTCGGCTAGAATCTGCAAAATATCTTGCTTATCGGGTTCCCACACATTTTTAGTAGCCTTGTTGACCCCACATTTAATTGGATAAAAGCGCCGTTCACCGGTCGCGTCCTTTAAATAGTCAGTTTGGTTAGTTGTGCCAATAAAAACGCATTTACGTGGGTGCGGTAACGCATAGCGGCCATAACTATTCCGATACGTGTCGGACTGTGCACTAATAAAATTTTTAATTCCCTCAATGTCCGTTTTTTTCATGGCGGAAAGCTCGGCAACTTCAATAATCCAACTGCCTTGCAACTGTTGATAATCGTCTTTCTGCTTACCCATTCCTTTCAACGAATCATTGAATTTATCCGGGTATAGATTCTTACCAGCCGTACTCTTGCCAAGTCCTTGGCTTCCCTCTAAGATAGGAACAATTTCAAACTTAACGCCGGGTTCATAGGCCCGAGCAACAAGACCAGTTAGCCATTTCTTAGTGATGGTGCGGGTATAGTGATTATCTTCGGCACCTAAGTAATCAATGAAATAACGTTCAGCACGTGGCTGGCCGTCCCATTCTACCGCTTCAATACGAGCCTTAACCGGATTGATTGTCTTGCGGCGTGCCTCTGTAACTACTG